ACCATTTAAAGATACATTACAAGATTTATGGGTTAAGCAGATGAATGCAATCCATGATCATATCTTAAAATGGGAAGATTTTAAGGCTTCTTTACCTTCACAGATGACGACAAAGTCTGCTGGTGGTCCTAAAGTTGAAGTTAAGTATACTCCAGAGAAACGAACTCGTTCTAAAAGAGTTAAATCTAAGGAGGGTGAAGATGTTGGTGATGTAGGTAAGTCTGATGAAAGGAAAGTAACATTAGGTGATAAGACTTCAGTATTTCTGGCTAACCCGGAAGAGTTCATTAGACCCGAAGGTTTAAAAGAATGTCTTACTGAAACTAATCCCGGAAATGTAGCCTCAAGAGACACGGTTGCTAGAGATACAAGAGCCGTATTTATGATGCCTTTATACTACTACTGTTATGAAACATTAGTAGGTAGGCCTCTACTTAGATATCAAATGACATTGAAAGAATTTACTGTAGCTAAAGAAAGTAATTCTTCAATTGCCAATCATGCCATAGGTTTGTCCTCTACAGGTAGAGGAGGCAGACTGATTATATTGAAAGATTTTAGTCAGTTTGATTCTACTGAACAATGGGCTAATGTTAGACAACATATGGTTGAAGCTGTATGTAAATGGTTTGACGATAATTACCCGGAACCTTGGGGTCCTTGGAAAAGCATCTCTGATATGATGCGAACATTATGGACTAAAACCAAAGGAGCCATGTTTAAATTTGGTGACGATACTATACTCCCCACAGATCAAGTAGATTCTGGAGAGTATATGACCATTACTATTAATAATTCTACCAATGAAGCAGATTGGAGGTATGCCATTAATCAGCTGTGGGAAAAGAAACCACATATAGCCTCTAAAATAGGTTATAAATGGCATGAAATTATGGGTGATGACTTTGCTGCCATATTTGATACTCCAACCCCGCTGAACACTGAAGAATTAGATGAACTAGCTACTTTCATATCAGAATGTTCAGAATCTAATGGTATGAAAGTGAACAAGTATAAAACTTCATTTAGACAGTATTATTATGAATATTTGAAGAAGAAAGCCCAGTATGGTTTTCTTGAGCCTAGAGTAATGCAAATTCAAATCTGGTGTAGTGAGAGATCACCATTAAAGAAACCAGTTGTTGAGGAATTTAGAGGTTATGCTCAATTGTTAACAGAATATTGTTCTAGAGGAGCAAACTCAATGTATCTTATCTACGTTCTACATTTTATGTGGAATATAAAGCGTAGAATTAGATTTCAGACTAAGGATTTGGAAAAGAAACTTTACACTATTCCATACGGTGTATTGTGGACGCCCATTTCCATTGGTGGAGTGGGATCTTTGCCACTTACACTTTTAGGTGCCTCGAAAGATGCAGTTATGTGGTTTAGATACCATAATATTATGCATGATTACATAGGATATTGTGCCTATATCATGGATATAGAAGATGCTGGACTTAGAAGAGGAATAGTTAGAGCGATTTTAGAATCTGGAGAATTTGACAAAGGTGTTAAATTTATGTCCGCCGCGCTCAAAGAAGATAGGATTGCAGCTAGTAGAAATGCGAATGATTTCTATCTTAAACGGGTAGGTGTAGATGTGGGTGATATGTTATATGAAAATATGCCCAAGAGAATAGTAAGAAAGACAATTAGAGATAATCCCACTATCCAAGATGTTGTATCGTTAGAGAAACAGAATAACGTTATATTACATCTTAGGAGAGAGGGTAATTTTAAAGACGCAATAAGGAAGGGCAAGTCCTATACTATTGAGGTCTTAGATCCATTATTTGTCCGAGATATTAATCGAGGACATGAGTTCTTGACATATGAATTGTATGTTGAGGATGACTATATACGTACTGAATTAGAGAAAATTAGTATCGATATGGGTAGAACAGTAATTTGGCTGAAAGAAGGAGGTCAAAATAATGATATAAATGAAAAAGAATTTGATAAGGGTAAGTGTGTGCCAAACATGTTTCATAAAAGTTTCTACTGGCTTAAAGCCTTTAGATTAATAGACTTGGAACATGTTCCTAAAGTAGAAAATACTTATGACGTCTGCCCTATTGCAGGGGTAGATAATTCAATTAGAGACATGATGCTTAGGATTGGCGTCTCGTCCGCTGGAGATAGCGAGGCGATTGACGTATTAAGAGCAATAGCTGAACTGCAATTAGATTCAGGTTCACCAAGTGATATTAGGCCTGAAGAAATATTTGAATTGGTCTCTAACCCGAATATTGCCACTAGCCAAACATTAATAACCCAAGCTTTAATAGCTTTGGGCTACTCAATAGACGCTTCAACAAGGTTTGCAGCCATTGCTATTCAGAGAGTGTCGAATTTCAATTTTCTGAATAAGGCTAAAACCTATAGTACTACAGACATGGTGTTAGGACATATGAATCTTGGTTTAGATTCTTACCAAAGAGTTGTAGAAGTTCACAAATTAGATGACCCTAAGTTAAATCAGGTTGCTCAGGGTATAGCCATGTTGTATGCATTAACAAAACCTGTTAATAAAATAGTTCGTAGAGTTCGAATTGAATTTATTGGTTCTAGAATTGGTAACACATTACAACAAATGTACGCTAAAAAGTTCTCAGAACTTGATCGATTGTGGAGAGATATCGTATATGGTAATAACTATCTCTAAAAATTCTTCTTTCCGGGATGAATAGGCAAG